AGTGGCTGACACTGATGGTCGGCAGTAGCGCGTATGACGATCTGGTGCGTATGGAAGGCCAGATCAGGAAACAGCGTCAGGAGACGCTCTATCGCCAGCGTGAGAGGCGTCAGAGGTTCGTGGAGATCGTGGTCATAGCCATTGCCTGTGTTGTGGGGCTGGGCGTTATGGCCGTTTTAATTTACGCCGCATTGAAGGCAAGGAGCGTGATATGAGTGCCAAAGAAATACTTGAGTGGAAAATCTTGCCGCGCCTGATGATGCTGGTGATGACGATTATGTTCATTCGTTGCCTCGAATGGGCGATGTCACAGCCTGATTTAACCGCCCCTCAAAGCGCGTTGATTAGCGTGGTAACTGGCGCAATGACTGGGTCTTTCGCCGTATGGGTAAATACCGAAAAAAAATAATTTAATATTTTTGCATTTTTCTCTTGTTTTTTGTGTCAGAAGCATTAATCTATAGTTAAGGGTAGCAACTAGAGAGGAGAACCCCCGAATCATGATCAAATTAAAATTAAAAAAAGCCCAGCGCGGTTTGTACCACACCGATTTTAACGGTTTGTATATTGATTTTTACAAACTGCCAACTGACGGTTTGTGGCGTTCTTCTTTCTTCCACGAAGAAGTTGACGTTAAGCACAAGGATTTCAACCGCGCATTTTCAACGCTCAAAGTCGCTCAAATGTGTTGCGAATTGCATTTATCACAAACCGAGGGAGCAAACTAATGCAAGCATTTAAGGTTTTTTATCGCATCGAAATCTTTAACGACCGCAAAGACCAGTGGGTCACGCGGCGAGAAGATTATGAGGACTACCGCAAGGCGTATGTTGCAAAGTCCTTTTTGGAAGTCCGCACCACCAAAAAGATGCGGATCATCGAGTGCCAACAAGTAGCATAGAGGAGATCACAATGGCTATTCGACCACTTATCACCCTGACGTTTTACGTCATCAAAAATCCAACGACAGGCATTGACGTTTTGTTTGCCGCCAAGAAAGACGCCGCTGAATGGTGGCATGAAACAACTGGCGGCTACCGCAACGGCGCACCAATCCGCAAAATCTCGTTCGTGACTAAGCGGGATTTTACCCACTACATCAACAACGAACTGGGAGCAAAGTGATGCCTTTAGCAGAGTATGTCGCGGTCTACAACGTCACGATCCAAATCCCTGTCGGCATTGGCCGCAGGGACGAGGTCGATGACCTGATCATCACCCACGAAATCATTCGGGAAAACCTGAGCGATGGCGAAATCTTATACACCGAGTTAGAGGAGATTGTCGATGCTTGAGAAAGTTGTGGAGTGGACTGTTTACGCAATGCTGGTTGTGTTTACCTTGTTCTTAACCAACATCATCAGCGACCAATATAACATCTGGGGCTTTATGCACTGGTCTGGCTCGCTTATTCAATAGTTGTGGATAACTGAAAATTTGGGTTGAACGGCCACGCTGTTCGCCCTAACCTAATAGGGCATCAAAGCATGATGTTCTCCTCCCTTGAAACTGACCCCCTGCACCTAACGGCGGGGGGTCTTTTTTTATTTGTTGCGGCGACCGATACTCTCGGCCAATCCACCGCCAAAGTAAAACGCCACGATGGTGAGCATAATCTCGCCGATGTAGTATTCACTAATCACGTCCCTGACGCCCTGAGTGTTACCCTGACCAGCCAGCGTCATAGCCAGCGTGATGGCAAAGCAACCCAAGAACGTCACAGCAAACATAATTGCAAGCCAGCGTTGCGCGATCTTAAACGGCGCGTAAGCATTCATTAGGTCAATTTTGGCTTTGCTCTTCGCGGCAATTTCTTCTTCGGTGCTGGTGTGCATATCATCTATAAGTTCCAACCCCTTGCTGATCACCTTGTCCGAGCCAAGGATTTTTCCGATAACGCCTATCATTGCTTATCCTTCCTGCCACTCACCAGTGGCCATTTGGCGGCTAAGTTCGATTGCGCGACCCTTAACCTGATGCGCCCAGCGTGAGTTAAGCATCTCCTCGCTGGCCTCTTCAAACATTCCATCCGCAATAAACGAAATGGTGTTTGTGAATTTGCTGAACCGAGGCATACCCAGATTGAACACCATATTGACGATGACGGCCTTTCGAGGCTCTGACAGCCCTTCATACCAGTCAAACTGCTTAACCTCCTGTATGACGCTTGAAATGTCATTTAGGAGCATTGTATCGGCCTCGCCCTGACTAATGCCGTTATGTTCGAGGTTGCGGCCATAGCCGATGGTCAGAATGCCCTCAGTGTCCTCGTAGGGCTTCAGTTCACAGCCCTCGTGACGCTGAACCTGTTTAAGAAGTTGTGTGTAGTTTTGCATTACGCCGCTACCTCACCCTGCATCATCTTGCTTGCCACAACGCCCATCTCATAGAGCGCGTCCTGCATTGCACCATCAGACGCCTTTCCGCGCCCACTCATAAATACCTCAACTGCCTCGCCTGTGTGGGGGTGAAACGATACGGTCACGGCTAACCCCATTCCGAGTTCTGTGGTTATGCAAGGGCGGCGATTTGGAATATTCATGTCTGAGTACCTCTATAGTGTGATCCCAACTGTCACGTTCATCGTCTGGCGTGAACAAGTTCAGCGATCTGGTTATCTTTTGTTTGTTGACCTCGTGTATCGGGATGAATGAGACAGCCCGTAAATCCGAGGAAACGATGGCTAGTATATCCCAATCCGATGGAGTGGGGAAACGCTTCTCGCGTCCAATACCTAAAACAAATTGCAAACTGTTGCTTCTTCGGTGGTGGAGACTGCAAGCCTTGACCTGAACCCTGTAACTTTCGCGGTCGCTCATAGCAATGAGGTCGAAGCCGTCCTGCTGAACCATAGCACAAGCCCAGCCGCGTTGCAGGATTGATGCGGCGGCTAAGTGTTCGCCAATTAGCCCCGCCGTTGTGTTTGTTATATCCCCCGATATGAACATCAGTAGATGTTAGCAAGACCCGCAATCTTTTCAAGCATTTCCGATTTAACTGTGTGCGACAATTTATCCTCGACATATAAAACTGTTGAGTGATCCCTGCCGAAAAACCTACCTATTTCGCTATAATTTCTGGTGGTCAGGCGGCTACAGGCATATATGGCTAGGTGACGCGCCGCCACTAATTTTTTCTGCCTTTTTGTGGACAAAATGTCCATCAGCGTGACCTCGTACATACTTGCAACAGCGGCCACGATCTGTCGCATCTTCAGCGGTTTCATATTATAGACGATCAAACTCTTCAGCGGCTGTTCTACGCCGTTCGAGCAATCTATTCCATTCAGCGATAAAGCATTCATAACTGCAAAACTCCTCTCCTCGGCCATTGACAGTTCCCTGCAATGCCCAGTCAAATTTGATGCCACATTCCTTGCAACTGCCGATGGGCGGCTTTCTATTCGGCTTCTTCCACCTTGACACTGTCGCGCTCCCTGATCCGAATTGTGGCGGTTTCTATGAAGCGTGACGCCAAAGCAAGTTGTTGCTCGGGCGACATCTCGTAGCGATAAATCTCGCCCCCGCAAGAAAGGATTGCTCCGAACTCACGAGGGACTACAAAGATTGGCTGATCAGAATGGGATGCCATCGTCAACAGCCGCTTGTGCTGGGGCTTGAGCCTGAGCCTGAGCCGCATAGTTGGTCTGACCCGACTGAATGTTTTCATCAGCCAGAGACAAAGACATCGACATGAACGAATTGCCGTTCTTACTGGTTTTGTTCCAGCAAGCCACGCGATATTTCGTGCCGTCAATTTCCACGTTGCCCGTCATATCTGGGCGGTTCTGGTTGTCCCCTTTATCATTATGAAAGAGGACACCGCGAAGGTTGTTGTCGTACTGATCAGCCATTCATTAACTCCTGTTTACGCTTGCTGAAGAGCGTCTTCTGATCGGGTGTTACCCGCAAAGAGACGCGGTTAAATAAAGCCTTGAGGCTATCGATGTCAGGGGCAAGATTGATTTCCTGCTCTAGACTAAGTGCTTGTGGCTTGCTAAAGCCAGCGGGTGCTGGCTTTGCTTGCGGTGGTGGTGTTGGTGCTGAACTGCCGTCAGCCAAATGGTTGACGTCTTCACCGCGATACACATACAAGCCAAGACCAAGATTTGCGATAGCCTTGGCCAAGCAACGCTGAAGCGATGTATTAACCTGAAAACTGTCAGGGTGTTGGATCGCTTTGTTTGCGTGGTTTAGGACTGGCATAATCTCAGAAGCCTCAGTATTGGCCGATGGGATGCGGACAGTAACCTGAACGTAGGCATAACCCTTTACGTCCATCATAAATGGCAAGCCATCAAAGATGTGCTTCACATACATAGCGTCAGGAT